CTACAATGTTTGAGGTGTCGGGTTCTTTTGTGATAGGCTGGCCAGTATCAGTTCGAATGACTGAATACCCCGTCATTCCGTAGAGAGGGTTTTGCGAGGTAAGGTTCTCTAGTCTAAACCCATCTAGGGAGAGGTAGAATCTGTTAGAGGGCGCTGACGCGGTTCCTGAGGCGGTGGAGGACTGGTCTGCGTCTACGAGATCAAAAGATACAGAGTAATCAGAGAGATCGCCATCATCAGTAACCGATGTAACTTTTATCTCTCCATCATAAGGAGCTCCTAGTCCGTCAATCTCGACAAGATCTCCCACAGATAGTCCGTGTGATTGGTCGAGCGTTATTGTGGCAACATTGCTAACGATCTCTTCGGCAGTAATGGCGTAGGAAGCTATGATGGATGCATAAATCTTTAGATTATTAATTGTATTCCATGTGAACGCGGGGCTCTTAGCTAGATCTCCTATAGATTTTGTAGCAACATAGTATCTATTTGAGTTAAAATCGACGGCGGAAGATAGCACGTCCTCCACCTGGCCAGGGGCAATCCTTGCCTCAAATCTTGCAAAGTTCTCTGGGTCGGGGTTGTCACTAGAGGCAAATTCAATAAGAATTCTAACTTCGCTAATAGTTGTGGTCTGCTCAAAGCTTTTGTTCATGATAGAGAAGGCCAGCTGTAAACGATCTTCCGCAGAATTTTTGTTAAAATTGGGAGAAATCCCTGTAAGGTGAATATGATTGGCCCAATACTCTCCAACATCAGCCGTCTTAACCACAAGGTTTGTCCCATTGTATTCCAAAAATGACATATTTCCAGCAACCATTAAGGTTCTGTCTAGGAACCTGGGGAGCTCAAACTTAGTACTTCTGGCATCACTGTTGAAGGCTGAGTTGTCTGAGTTGGTTCTGAACGCAGGAATGGGTTCAGACAGTAGGTCTAGAGGGTTAATAACGCTTCCCTCAATCTCACCATTCAATGGTGAAACTATGGTGCTAAGTCCTGAGGCTGTGACGTCGTCGTGGTACTCCCAGTTCTCGGATTCAGAAAAGGTGTAGATCATTTTACTGTCTTGGGTTCCTGCCGCAGGATTAGATTTTGCAGAGAATACCCCCACCTCGGTAAAAAGGTATCTCTGGTCTCCTGGTAGCTCTGCCGCAAAGACAATGTTTGCCGCGCCCGCATCATCGTAAACATATCCTCTTGAGCTAATGGGGATTCTCAAAACCTCAAAGTCTAGCTTTTGCTTTTCTGAATAGTCAGCAAAGTCGTCTACTTCCTCTAGTGGTCTGGCCCCTACACCCAAAGCGATATGTGAGGCGTAGGCGGGTGCCTGGCCAATAAGGTATTTAGCTAAAATTGTTTTTCCGGTATTAGTTATCAAGATTCCTCCATATACATTGTATCACCAAACACGGCCCCTCTTTTTAGGATCTCGATATCTACCCGTTCATTTTTCTCCATATTGGTTACGTCGAGGATCAGATCTCCTCTGCCCGCGGATCGAGAGTCCTCTTCAAGAATATACATTCTTTGGCCGTCAGGACCAGTTCCTTCTTCTGGAACATGAATGGCTAAACGAATAGAGAAGTTTTTGAAGTATGTTTCAATTGTTTCAGGAAGACTAAAGATGTTTTTAGAGTTATATCTAAGTTCTATGTCTTTTAAGTTACCAACAAGGTTGTACATTACGTCTTGTCCATTTACGATATCTCTGTGGGAAATGTTTAGAATTTCCTGTCCCCCAATGTCTTCGAACAATAGGTTTGTCATTGCGTCTACGGGCAGGGCAGATTCGTTAAACTGAATAATATCTGGAGTTGCAATCTTTATTCCCGAGTTTGGCTGGTTGGTATCTGTGTGCTGGATAGCCGGAACGTCTGGAGTAGCACTAACGCCCTCTGACATTATACAACCTCACTTAGGTATGCGGACATGCTGGGGCCATCTGCCCCGCGGTCATAGTCAATATAATATACCACAAATCTAGAGTCTTCTGGGGCCACCTCATCAACGCCGTTCTCGTTCTTGTAATCAATCTGGACGATATCCCCTAGCTGTAGAATTGGCATTCCGAACACATCGATGCCTACGGACTTTCGTGGCTTCATGATCCTCTGTGTTAGCCAAAGCATTAGACTATCTGCGGAGTCTTTGTTCTGAATATAAGGAGCGTTAATTGAGAAGCCTGAACGCCCCTCTGTTAGTCTACTTAGCTTTATGTCTCGGTAGTCTTCTTTAAATTTTCCTGGGGGATGAATCACCACGTCCCCCGAAAATTGAGGATCGGACATGTCACTAACTCTCTCAAAGTATTCGTCTACTGTGAGCTCGTTATTAGACTGCTGGGTAAAGGTTACTCCTTGAATTCTTAAATAGTTTCCGCTAGTAGAGTCTAGAGTCAAAGCTGTATCTGTGGAGTTAAAGACTAAGAACTCTGCCCCATAAGATCCAGCCCTAAACCCAGACACCGTATATCCCTTGAGCCTGTTGAACGTTGGAGAAATCTTTGCAGAAAGTGCTGGATAGGCCTTGTCATATCTGACATTAAAGTAAGCGGCCTCTCTCATGATTGTTCCAAACTCTTCAAAATAAATATTGTACTTGGGAGGCTCGGAGGTTCCTATCCCAGAAAGGTATGTAGACTGAATTAGACCACTCATGGCATACTTCTGAAAGGCCTTGTTGGCATTAATCTCGTCGTCACCGAAGGCCGCTCGCGCGGGAGCTTCTAGAGAAAAGGTTGCATTCTGGCTGTAGTTTTCTGTAAGAGCGTAGATATTCTCAAACATGGATTTTGTGGATCCCCTGGAAAACAGAGCGACATTGTTATAGGCTGGTAGAGGATCTTCGTCGTCCACAATAGCTACAATGACGTTGTTTATGTAAAGATAGAACCTTCTCGTTGTCCCTCTGTCTTCATACTCCACGGCGAGGTCGTAGACCGTAGTGTTTTCGTCTGCGTTCATTCTTGATTGTCCCGCAAAGTTTCCGCTATCAACCAGGATATTTCCAATACCGCTCCAGAGTGGAACAGGAATGGCTGAGGCTGTAGGAGACGATTGAGAAGAATCTTTTTTTACCTTATAGAAGAATAGGTTGTTTACGTTCTGCTCTGACTCATAGCTTGTGATGTTTGCTGCTGTCAAGGCTGCGATCTCAAAGTAGTAACCATTATTTGTTTCTGGATTAACGAGAAGGCCTAGCCCAGCGGATCCACCCGCGATGGTCACATCTTGGTCAGACCGAGTATCTGTGGTCGTAAAGTAAGTCATGGAACCCAAGGGGGTCTGGCCGCGTATTTCGCTATTTTCAATCTTACCAACAATTCTGACCCTGGTCCCAAAATGTCTAAACCTATTCTCCAGTGGCTTGCTAATGTATGTTACAAAATCGATTGCGGGGGATGATGACGAAGCAAAGCTTCCATTCATAATAAGAGCTGAGGACTGAACCGTTGCGGGGTATGTCTGTATCCTAGGGATTTCGGTTGCGTTTTGGGTTGCGAAGAAGTTTTTTATCAGATCTGTTCTGGTAGTCTCTTTTGCTCGAACATTGCTAATCCCCGCGGCGCCTATAGAAGTTTCGGGTAGCGTCTGATTTTTTCTAAATAGATACTTGGAATCCATCGTTAGTCCACGAACATTGTCGTCTGACTGCCAGTAATCACTCACTCCCGCGCTATGGTAAACAATGTCCGTTCCAAACTTGCCTCTTCCGTGTTTTGAGACTTCTCCGTTAGCAAGCCTAAAGACTCCGTCATTCGATTCGTAGTTTGGCTCCGAATATATTCTAACCAATCCCGTTGGATAAATCTTTCCATTAAAGGGAACCTTTGAGAAATAGTTTTGATACTCTTTGACGCTACTAATCCAGACGTTGTCTCCATCAGAAGAGCCTGAAAGAAGCTCTGCCAAACTGAGTCCTGGGATATTGTACTGAACGGCATCATACTTCAAGATCTCTCCGTTGGCATAGAAGTATCCATTATACCGAGTCATCCAGTAAACGCCTTCTCCAAAATCAATAACGTTGTTTTGTATTTGATGATTTTCTACAAAGGGGATCTGTTCTGATAGATCTGAATTAATGGGTACAGCACCAAGAACATAGGCCGACTGCTCTCCAACCTCCTCGTTCACTGAACGAACGTTGTCTGTAGCAGAGACCTCCCAAAGCAGAGCAGGCTTATAAATCCAAGTCTTGTCCCTATCCAGAAGGCTCGCCTGCTTGATAGAAGAGTAGGACCTCTGAATGTATCGTGTTGAATAGGTTATGGTTCCGTCATTGAAGATCTTGTTGTCTTGTGAGGATATGCTTACAATGTTAGTTAAGTTATCTGTTGTAGGATTGTTCTTCACTACCCCAGTATCTGAGACATTCTTTGTTCCTGAAAGGATAATGTCCGTGGGACGTTCTTCTAGCGTGGGCATCATGTACCCTTTGCTCATTACGACAAAGTTGTTATACTCATCAAAGAACATGGATGATTGAGTGGACCTGGCCAAGTCATTCAAGATTTCCGCTACCGTTTTATCTGGCGCAATATAAAAGTATGGGATGACCTCTTCTGGCTCCTCGGCGTTTCTCCTAAAGACGTAGTTTGAAAATCCCGAAGAGTCGAGTAGCATAGATACTGCTTGACTCAGCGAGGCATCTTGAATCAACATCTGGGGGGCAGGACTAGACTCAAGATAAAGGAACATGTCCCTTAGAGATATCGTTGCTGATCGGTCCTTGTTATTTATGTCGGGGAATCCCTCAGAGTACATAGTCTTAATCGGAACAAAGAAGTCCAGGCCGTTTACCCCAACCACTATCTCATAAGTTTTTATTTGAATGTTTTGAGACGTGTAGTCTTTTATGATACTGTTATTGTTTTCCTTAAAGAATGCTTGGTCAAAGTCGAAAAGAGAAAGAGTCCCTGTTGAGGCAAGCAATTGTCCTACTGGCATACCGC